CAATTTGGTTTTCTTTGCGCAGCTACTGCTACTCCTGCATATACAATGGGTGTAATTGAAGTTCCATATTTTGGTCGTAAGGTTAAAATTGCAGGAGATAGGACTTACGCTGAGTGGACAACGACTTTAATGATGGAAGAAAACGACGATGTTCGTTCTAATTTAGAGCAATGGTCAATGGACATTAATTATGGCGATTCAAACGTAAGATTACTGACAGGTGAAGAATATAAACAAAATGCTACAGTAAAATTATTTGATAAGCAAGGAACAATTATCCGTAGGTATAGTTTGGAAGGATGTTGGCCAACAGATGTAGGCGTAATCAATTTGGATTGGAACACTACAGATACAATTGCAACGTATGAAGTTACGTGGGCATTTGATTACATGAACGAAGGGTTCTAAGATATAACTCATCTAATTTAATAGTATGGTGTGGGGGTTATATAAATAACTATATAACTCCCATTATTTTTTTGGAGATGACTCAATGGCTATAGAATTATTCGGTTTTGAAATAAATCGAAAAAAACAAGAACAAGAAGAAAAAAAATTAGTTTCTTTTGTATCCCCCAGTAATGATGATGGTGCAATGACTGTCGCTTCAGGCGGCGTTTATGGCACATATGTTGATCTAGACGGTTCAGTCAGAACAGAAGCAGAATTAGTAACTAAATATCGAGCATTAGCACTAGATCCAATATGTGATTTAGCTATACAAGACATTTGCAATGAAGCCATTGTAGAAGATTCAGACGAAGACACTGTTAGTCTTGTATTAGATGATATTGATATACCTAAAAGCATTAAAAGTAAAATTAATAATGAATTTGAAAGTATTTTAAATATTTTAGAATTTAATAGGATGAGTTATGAAATATTTAAAAGATGGTATGTTGATGGTCGATTATATTATCATGTTCTTATTGATGAATCTAAGCCAAATGAGGGTATTAAAGAAGTAAGATATATTGATCCTCGTAATATTAAAAAAATTCGTGAAGTTAAAAAAGAAAAAGATCCTAAAACTGGAATTCCTTTAGAAAAATTAATTGGCGAATATTATCTTTATAATCCTGCTGGTTTTATGAAAAAAGCTGGTTCGCAAGCGACGTTTGGTGCTTCGAATGCTGTTGAAGCAGAAGGAATGAAAATTTCAAAAGATGCAATCGTATATTGTACAAGTGGATATATGGATGTAGATAATAAACTCATTCTTTCATATTTACACAAAGCAATTAGACCATTAAATCAATTACGTTCATTGGAAGATTCTGTTGTCATTTATAGAATTTCTCGAGCACCTGAAAGAAGAATTTTTTATGTAGATGTTGGTGGTTTACCTAAAGCTAAAGCTGAACAATATTTACACGATTTAATGACTAAATTTAAGAATAAAATTGTTTATGATTCTAACACTGGTGAAATTCGTGATGATCGTAAATTTATGACTATGCTTGAAGATTTTTGGTTACCGCGTAGAGAAGGTGGAAAAGGTACTGAAATTACTACGTTACCAGGTGGTCAAAATTTAAGTGAAATTGAAGATGTTTTATATTTCCAAAATCTTTTATTTAGATCTCTTAATGTTCCTGCTACAAGATTACAGCCAGAATCTTCATTTACTTTAGGTAGAGCAACAGAAATATCTCGAGACGAAGTTAAGTTTTCAAAGTTTATTGTTAGATTAAGAAATAAGTTTGGTGAATTATTTACTAAATTATTAGAAAGACAACTTATTCTTAAGAAAATTTGTACTGCAGAAGAATGGAAAGATTGGAAAACACAAATTAATTATGATTATGCTATTGATAACTATTTCCAAGAATTGAAACAAATGGAAATTCAACGTGAAAGAATTGGCGTATTACGTGATATGGACGAATATGTTGGTAAATATTTTTCACATGAATGGGTTAGAAATTATCTTTTACAACAATCTGATGAAGAAATTACAGAAATAGATAAGCAAATTAAAGCAGAAAAAACTGATCCGCGATATGCTGAAGAACCTCCTGAAATGCAAGGACCAGAAGATGAAGAAGAACCCGGTCCAGTAGAAATAAAAAGTGAACCACCAGATAATATAGAACAAGATCAAGAAGAGGAAGAATATATTCGTGATGAGGATGCTTTAAAAGAAAGCCAACTCAAACTTATAGAAAGTATGACTAAGTACTTAGATGAAAAATAATATTGATCCTATTATAACTTCATTTGCTATTGCAGCAGCTAAAAAAGAAGCAGCAAAAGTAGAAGATAAACTATCTAATATCTTTGAAGATTTACAAGCTCTTCAAGGCCCACAAGGATTTCAAGGAGAACGTGGGCCCACTGGATTGCCTGGTCCTATGGGAATTCGCGGAGAAAAAGGAGAAAAAGGTGATAAAGGCGATCCAGGAATTCAAGGTGAATCTGGTGAACAAGGTCCGCAGGGTTTGCAAGGACCGCAAGGAGAACCAGGCATTGATGGACAACGCGGCCCTCAGGGAGAACGCGGTGAAAAAGGAGAACGTGGCGAACGCGGTGAAAAAGGTGAACAAGGAATTCCCGGGTCTGTTGGCGAAACTGGCCCGCGAGGAGAAAAAGGTGATATCGGAAACGTGGGCCCCCAAGGAATCCAAGGTCCAAAAGGAGATAAGGGAGATAAAGGTGAATCTGGACCTAAAGGTGAAAAAGGAGAAAAAGGCGAGCCAGGAGAAATAGGACCTGCTGGACCTGCTGGCGCGGCCGGGCCCGATTTTACTTCTCAGTTCAATAATTTATATTCTGAAATTAATACAAAAATTGAAGAAAGTGAAAAAAGACATTTAGATTTTATTGAACAGACCAAAGAAGAAATAAATACATTAGAAAAACAGTTAAAAGATAATTTAGATAATTCTAGTTCTTCAGATACAAAATTTAAACGTGAGCTTGAAAAACAGTTCAACGATTTTAAACAAAACATTAACACAAGAATGGGCCAATGGGCATCTTCAGCTGGGGGTGGTTCGGTAAATATCCTACAGATGGATGATGTTCAGTTTCAAAAGAGACATGAAGTAGAAGGTGATGCTATTTTAATATTTGATGCAAATATAAAGAAATTTGTATCAGAATCATTTAGCGCTATTATAGATAGGTTAGAATTAAATATTGGGACGGCATTAGAAGTGCAATACGATAAATTAGTTGATCAAGAAGGCAATTTTACTTATATTGGTGAAGCAGAGCCAGGTTCTGCACGTGACGCGGCGGTATGGAGAATTAAAAGAGTCTATGAAATAGGCGATGATATTGAAATCATTTGGGCAAATAACACTGCCAATACAGAATTAGTATGGGACGATCGAGCAACATATGAGTATAACTAATGTGTAATCCAAATTGTTTAACAACTCTCAATGACGATACACAAAAAGAAATCGCTAGCATTTCAATCGGTGATGTTATTAAAACAAAAAACTATGATACATTAGCAGATGTAGAAGCAACTGTCACTGGTAATACTGTAAAACTAGCAGATCAAATTATTTTTTATTATACTGATGACACATTACATCAGTATGGAACTACACAAGAAATATACACTGACGATGGATGGAAATTAGCAACAGACATTGTTATTGGAGATACGCTAAATTCTGGTAGTAAAGTTGTACAATCATGGGAAATTGAAAAAAATAAAATAGTTACAGATGTTATTTCATCTGAAAATACTTTTATAGCAAATGGATTTTTAGTAAGGTGTAGTGTCTAATGGCTATCGGAGGAAACCCAATTGTTGTCGATTCGTCTGCTGCAAGTGATACTGCTCCTGCTCAAACACAAGCGACAACTGCATTTGAATTTGTCGTATCTGATACTTTTGCAAACCTAAACAACGGTGATATCGGAGCTGGAACAGTTGGACCAGGTTCTACATTTGTTGGTAGATTAGTTTGTATTAGACCACATTCATCAACAGAAGTGATACGTCGTGTTACAGCTGATACTGCAGGAACTGGCACAACTCGAATTTTAACAGTATCAGAAGCATTTGCTTCGGGTGAAGAACCTGCACAAAACGATGAAATTCAATTTTGTTACAGAGCCGAAGATTTATCAACCGCAACAGGTTATACATATCGAACTCGAACAGGAGTATTTGAAGCCGCTCGAAATTTAATTATTGGTGATAATACAGCTCAACCAGCCGCCGGCACTTTTCCTTGGTTAGCCGTACTTGATTCAGAATTGCTAGAAATTAACGATGCTGGCGCGGCAGGTACTGGTCTTATTATTGGCCAACGATCACGTTTTCAAAGTGGATTTAAAGTTGCAGATACACCAGTATCAGGTGGTACAATACTATTTCTCAGTGCATCTGATGGTGAGAATGCATTTGAAATGGCTAATACATGTTCAATGCAAATCTATAATACTTCCTTGATTGCACCAGTAGCAGATTTGAATAGTATTGTATATACCGGTGATACTGTAGTTACTCCTACTTTGTATAGTGAATTTGAGAATGTATTTATTGCAAATCTGACAAATAGCTTGTCTTTAAGCGGCGACAATTTCAATATAAAAGATGTTAGTATTACAGGTTCAGATAATACAACATCTTCAGTGCAAACAATGGATAACTTCGCTGGTAGTACTACAGGACCGTTTGAAAATGTTATCTTTAACACATTAAGTGGATTAGCATTTCCATTTGGTGGGGGTGCCACACTAAGAAATTGTCAATTTGTAAACTGTGTTGGAAATATTAATGATACAACCGTTCTCCAAGCTGGTCCAGTTAATATTACTGCTATCGATTGTCGATTTAGTAGTAACCCACCTGATTTAAATTTAGTATCAAATGGTGGAGATGTATTTAGAGCATTAAGTTCGTCATCGTCTGTTGATAGATCACTTAGATTAAATCTAACAGTACAAGATATAAATCAGACTGCAGTAGATGCTCGATATAGAATTTATGAAACTACTCAAACAGACGGCCAAGTCGGCGATTCGGTGCCTATTGGTACAGATGGTGTTGCTAACACTTCACTTACTGCTAATACATATACGTATACGTCAGGCACCACTGTAAATACACAAAACTTTAATAATTATGCTGTAAAAATATATGAGTACGGTGATATACCATTAGATACAGGATTGCTGAGCCCAGTAGGTAGAAATGAAGGTTGGGATTTTTCTTTTACCGCTATTGCTGATCCAGAAATAACACAGGCGACTCAAGCCACCGCTAATACAGAAGGAAGCGGCACGGTGATTACTCGACACGGCGCCGGTGAAACTGATACACAACCAATGAAATTACTAGCATATGATGGTGGCTCTGGTACTTTGCCATCAGCTGGAACGACATTAACCGCAGGTGGTGGTGCAACTGGAGATGTGGTAGAATTCTTTGATACTACATTTATTTCTGATGTTACGAGTGGATTTGTGTTAGTTGAAAACTGGAATGGTACTGAATTTGGTGATAACGAATCATTGACAGGTACTGGTTTTACAGCTACGACAAATACTGCTTCTTTATATCAAGAATATACATGGGAGTATGATCCTACTGCAGCATCAAATACTGATATTGCAGCAATTTACGATTATCAATTTGCAGCACTTGATAGCCAAACTTCTAATACTTATACAGCATCAGTGATGGAGTTTAATGGCACTGAACACACTCATATGGTGTTTAAAGAAAATAATGAGTTATCAACTAAACGAAATGTTACAAAAACTGAAGGTGTCTATATACGCGGTTTGCTAGCAACAGAAGTAGATTTCTTTACTTCTGATAGTGGCGCATTATTCAATTCACCAACAGTTGTAGAATTTACAATTAGTAATTTGCATGAAGATACCGAAGTTAGATTGTTCACAAATCCAGCTCTGTCTCTATTAGGTGGTGTTGAATCAGTTGGTAATACATCGTCATATGATACTGCGTTCACAGCTGTGGCTGGTTCGCATCCTGATGCGACAACAGGACTATATGATATTAAATATACGTATGTATATACATCTGATACAGATATATATGTAGTAGCACATTCACTTGAATATCAATATCAAAGATTAGAAACTACTTTAGTATCTACTAATTCAACTTTGCAAATTAATCAAGTATTAGATAGACAGTATGAGAATCCATAATTTTTATAAATAAAAATAACAATAACACCTCTTCACAGGAGATTCAACAATGGCAGTTTTCGTAGCTACAGATATTATTACTGATCCGGATGATTTGTCCGCAACAGTAAAATTGACAACTGAGACACGAGCGGCGGCTGATGAGATTTTTATCGATACTACACCCGCAGGAACTCCTGCCGATCCTCGTACGATCGCTGTAGTTATTGATGATGGTAATAATGGTATGAAAGAAGCCGGTCTGACACTCAAATGTCTTTATTCGTTCCTCAAAGAAGAATGGCGCACAAACGCCGATCTTATCAAATTCCCATTTCCTATGACTCCTATTACTGATGAGCAGTTTGAATTTACACAAGGATGGAATTTAGAAAAAACTACAACATCTGGTACTGGTAACGATGGTTCAGGTGTAACCACACCATATCTTATTCGCACCGGCGGTTGGGCGGTAAACAATGCACGCGCTGGTTATGTTGGCACAGTACGTGATTCAGAGCGTTGGTTTGGTGCTATTACTCTTGGTGCTCTTGATGCAAATGACCAAGTTTACTATCGTCAAATTAACGATGATACAACTGCACCAACAGATGTATTTCTAGAAGGTACAGTAAATCAGGCAGTACAATTCTATCGTAACGATAATCCGGATGCTGATGATGACACGGCTGATACAAACGAATTTGATTATACAAACTTCTTTGAAATCTTTATTCGTACATTCGGTAAGACATATACACAAACAACTCTGACTGATATTGGTGCCGCCGATGGTGTAACATATCAGGCATATCGATTCCCACTTGCGAATGCACAAGATCCAAAGATTACACAATCAGAAGCTGCTGCATCTGGAGATACAGTTTCCATCACCGGTGGTTCACACGCCGCGGGTACTACTACAATTGTAACCGCCGGCCATAGTTTTGAAGTCGATGATGTTATTGATATAGCTGGTGTTACTCCTTCTGATTATAATGGTACATTTACTATTACTGCAGTAACTGGTACAGATATTTCTTATGCCGAAGCAGCTGATCCTGGTACATATACTTCAGGCGGTACAGTTTCAGGTAACTTAT